CTCCTAAAAATGCATTTCATAATCTGTCTTTGGCATAGAGTTTATTGGCTCTAATATGCCGTCTTTTCTTATTAAAGTTTGTACTCCATAATCCACATTACCAGAGTTAGATTTAACTAAGGCCGCCTTGACCACGCTCAACCTATCGTATGGTATGTTTGCTTGTTCACACAACTCCTCTGCATCTGATTCGCTTGGTATCCACATACTGATTGCAAACCTAACTGAGTCTGTGATTGATGATGCACCTCTTATGTCTGCTTTGTGTGAATAAGGATCATCAGAATCATTGGTAATGGATTGTTTATTGATATGATGCGTTGTTAAAGTAGTACAACCAATATTTGCACTTATCATGGCGCAATAACTTCCCCAAAGCTGTCCTGCTTCATTACTTTGCGAGACACTAGCAGTTGTAAATGCTTGTAATGGATCGAACGCAACTAACTTTAAGTTATCTATACCTTTTAATTCTTCTACAATCTCTCTTGCTTGTTCAGTAATACCTTCTTCTCGCAATAAAATTAATGGCTCTTTTTGGTCTGGTATTGGATAAACATAGACATCGTTGTTATGTTTAAACCTTTCTCCTAGAGGATCCAATAAATCAATTCTATGGTGTACTTCGACTAAATCATCTTCAGCACAGAAGATTACACTAGAGCCGTTTTCTTTTACATCTTTACCCCACCAACTAGAGCCTTTGGCGATAGCAAGTGCTAACTGTAATAATGATAATGATTTACCCACACCACCACTACTAGCTAATATTCCTGGTTTAGCTAATGGTATAAATGAATCTACTAAAAACTTTTGCGGTTCTGGTTTCTCAATTAAATTACGAATTGCATACTTTTTAATATTAAATTTAGATTCAGTAAGTTCTTGTTTAACTTTATCTAAACCATGTTTTAAATATAAGTCGTTATAATCCCCATGTTCGCTCGGCAAACGCACGCATGAATTAGTAACCGCCTGCACACACTCTTGGGCTTTCTTCTCTCCAACTCCGCTTTCATCATTATCTAACGCAACAACGATTCTAGCACCTGAAAGCCTGCGTATTTGAAGGGCTACTGCCATGACGAAATTGGCAGAAAATACGCAAGCTACAGGAATCTGGGTTGCTTCATAAATGGTTGCAGAGGTTGAGTAACCTTCTGCTAATATAATTTTATCTAGTTTTGGAATATCTTTTATCTCAGCACCAATGAGAAATATGTTTCCTTTTATTTCTGAATCAGAAGCGAATCTTTTTTCGCCATTTTTATTAATATATTGTAGAGAACGTATGTCTCCTGTTGTAGAATACACACCGCAAACCAACATATCCTGGTATTGCTTTAAACCATAATTTTTAACCTTTTTATTTGTGAGATAGTCATGTTCAATAACATTCGTGTAAGAGTCAAACCAGCGTTCTACTTTTTTAGCCACTTCATTGTGCCTTTGTTTTTTAGTTTCTTCGGCCCTTTCCTTGGCCTCTTGCAGTTGACGTTGTAAATCATCTCTTTGTTGAAGTGTCATAGCTTGATGATTCACGCTTGACCATTTACCCTCAAAGCCTGTTTTCCAATTACCAAAGGTTGCAAAGTAATTGCCGTTGACTTCATTAACTACATAATAACCAGACTTTTGGTTAGTATCAGCTTTAACACCAGCTAATTCATTAACTGGTACTCTTACTATTTCTCCTGTTATTTGTAAATGATCGATACGCAAGCCTTGTGCTTGCATTTCATTTATTAAGTCGCTTGTATCTTTTGGTTTAGTTTGTTCTAAATTATTTCCTTCTGGAAAGTATTTCGTCAGATCCATGTTTTGCCCTTTCATCGTCTTGTTGGGCTACAGCGTTAGCCCAGTTTAAATATTCCCTTACGATAGAAGTAAAGACTCTTTTCCTATTGTCTCTATCCCATTTATGTAAAGGTTCATTACGTTCCTCTCTTGCTAATTCTACATAGACGTTCTTGGTTTGTGCAATAGAGTATTCAACACCTTCGTCATTTAATTGTGCTTTGTTTGGTAATCGTTTACCCTCTCCAATCTTTTTTAAATGATTCATACTGCACGCTCCCAACCAGTAGTCTCCGTCTTTGTAAAGTAATGGCCCAGCTGGTGCTTTACAATATGCACACAGCGTGGGCTTCTTATTACCATTAAACTTAAAATGGTGTGTCGTCATCATCAACAGTAGTTGTACCCATTGCTGCTAAATCAGAATCAGACGGACCAGTTTTAATATTGTCATCAACAGCCTCTGCTTTTTTATCAGTAGCTTGCCAAGTTCTACCCCAATCTTCATTAATCTTCAGATAACCATTATCATCTTTGACTAATTCAGCTGAGACACTTTTACCCATAAATGCAGTTGCAGTATTCTTTGGTGGTTCTTTAATACCCATAGCTTGTGCCATAAGCATCATTGATTTAACACCGCTTTGAACATACTTTTCATTTTCGTGACCAACAGTAAAGGTATGATTTAACCTTATACTAGTACCGTCAATTTCAAAGTACATCTTACAACCACGCCAACCGTTTCTACCTTCTACCAAATCTTCATCTTCGCCTTGCCAATGTAGAACGTGCCTACCTGGTTCAACAACCGACTTACCTTCATTAGAGGTATCAACATTAAAATTACTTAAATCCATTTTTTACTCCTTTTAGATTAACCAGGATCGTAAGACGAATAAGTATTTAGATACTCATTCAAATCTTCACAATCCTTTTTTAAATCAGCAAGCCTATCGTAGGTTTCAACTGGATAAGACTCTGCTTCAAAATCAACCTTAGTTAATAATGAATCAAGTCTTGTAGTTATCCTGTCAAGATCTCGCTGTACCACATCAATATCAGATAAGATACTCACTTCAACATTTCCTCACGGATTGCGTTCCAATCCATTGGTAATTCGTCTGGTAAGTTATATCTGTTCTTTGCAAGAAAAGCTGGGTCGTTATTGGTATAGATGATTCTATCACCAGACACAGTTTTAGTAGTCATACCACTTTTACCTTGCACCTTAATAGTTCCTAACTTCTTAGCTGCAAAAAAGCACGCATCAGAATGTTCCAACAATAATGCTGAAGCTTTCTTATGAAGTTTAAGAGAATATCTATCGTAAGCTTCGATTCGTGGATCTTCCACTTTTCTAACTTCACTATGACATATCTGGAATATCATCATTCCTTTATCTCTTAGTCTATTAAGTTTTTCTACATACTCACCCCAATATCGAAGTGTCTCTGCATAACCTTTACCATAGCTAGGTTGATCTATTGATTTCCAGCTATTATCTTCACAAACTTTATCCCAAAGTAATCGCTCAAACCAATCTAATGAATCAACACAAACAGTTTTATATTCATGTTTCTCATTATAAAGTTCATCTAAATTACTCATTACATCAGAATATGTTTTACATGGTATATGATCCATTTGAATCTTACCTAAACCATCTTCAACGTCTAACATAATTGGGTTTCTAGTTTGTGATGCTAAATAAGTTTTACCAACAGCAGCTTCACCATGAACAATAATTCTTGGTGGTTTCTGTTTAGTCTTTTTTCGTATATCAGCTAAACTCATTTAGACACCTCAATCTTTTTTTCTTCTACTGGCTCTAATATGTTTCGCATACGAGCTTCGTAAGATGAAAGTAAGGTATTTAAGTCATCTATATCATTGTTAGCTTTAATAATAAAATCATCTCTGATTTGTTTTTTCTCCTGCCAACGTATATAGAGTTGCTTTGCTTCATCTGGCATATCATTAACTTTATGCTCCTTGCCATCGTCAGCAAACTTAACTGTTGGTTCATCAACAGCTTTCTTTTTTTCACTCATTAGTTTCTCCTTTATTATATTGTTTATATAAATCGCAGATGCTTCTTGCGTTACAAAAGCGACAATGATCCCCATAAACAAATACAGGGTTTTCCTCCAAGCACGCTTCCACACGCGGCTTTAAGAAATCGTATGCCCAATCCACCAGAAATTCAGCGGTGGTGGTCCAAGTCTTTATAGGTCCGCCTCCCCACGTTGCGCGAGGTTGGACTATTGTAATCTCTACTTCAGTATCTTCATTACCATAACGAGATAATGCACCTATTGCATATATCATGGCTTGTTTGTTGTGTTCTGGACTAACAGGATATTTACCTGTCTTTAAATCTATCACGCACATTTTATGTGGAGTGATTATTAATGCATCTGCATAACCGTATAAATCTTCTGATATTTCTTGCAGTCTGACTTTTTGTTCTACTAATAGTTTGCCGTTTAATCTTTTTGCTCGTTCTTGAACATAATCCACATAAATCTTTGCACAATCAATCATGTCTTGGTCGACTTCTATTTCATAATCT